GTTCAAAAGAAGGGCAACAGTCAAATTAAAGGGAGACCCTGGCGGGAAACAATCTGTTGTAGTTGACGGATATGTCAACGTGACTGGCCGGGATAGCAGGCCAATCCCAGATCGCAAGACCGGCAAATACTTTATCGAACGTATCCAGCAAGGTGCATTCCGTAAGGCATTGCAAAAAGCGGAAACAGTAAAAGCACTGGTCGACCACAAAAAGGATCGGGTGATAGGCGACACCGGAAGTAACTTCAAACTGCAGGAAGATGTGATCGGACTGCGGGCGCATCTGGAAACGGATGACGCGGAAGTTGTAAAGGCAGCGAAAGAAAAACGGTTGCGCGGCTGGTCGTTCAATATTCTGCATCCGGTGGAAACCAGAGCGGAGCACCCCAGCTGAATGCCACTGCGATCGCTGTCAGATTTTGATATGACAGAAGTATCACTGATCATCAATGCCAAACCGTGGTATGAATCCACTACAGTAGAGACCCGGGCGGAGGGTAATGAAGAAGAAATCGAAATTAGAGCAGAAGAATTTGAAGCCAGTTATATTGGCTTTGAAGATAATGATCCAGAGCCAAAAGTTCCGGATCACAGCAAGTTAAAGGAAACCATTAAAAAATACGGAGGTACAATCTAAGGGCTAAAGACAACATCAAAGCGCTGCAGGAAACCAGAGCGGAAAAAGTAAAGGAGCTGGAGCTGTTATATGCGACCGTTGAAGCGGAGCAGCGTGCGGTAACGGAAGAAGAAGAAAAGCAGATCGGGGCGATTACTGGAGAAATCGACAGCATCGACAAGACCATTAAGATCCTGGAAGATTTGAAGAAACGGCTGGCAAACGCCGCGGAAAAGAAAGAGGAGGTCGTCCAGGAGGAAGAACAGCGGGCAGAATCTGAAGAAAAGGCGTTCGAGGCATACCTGAGGGGAACCAAAGCGGAAGAACGAGCGGACACAAACCTGACGCTGACGGATAACGGTGCGGTTATTCCGACTACCATCGCAAACCGGATCATTGAGAAGATATATGATATTTCTCCGATTTTAGAGAGAGCCACAAAGTATAACGTCAAAGGAACGCTGGAAATCCCATTTTATCCGGCAAATGATGCAACAGATATTGCAATGGCATACGCAAATGAATTTGAGGAACTTGAGTCTACCGCTGGGAAATTTGGAAACATCGAACTGAAAGGATTTCTTGCCGGAGCACTGACGAAAGTATCCAGATCCCTGATGAATAACTCTCAGTTCGATATCGTGGGATTTGTTGTGGATCATATGGCTTACAGCATCCATCGCTGGATCGAAAGGGAGCTGTTAAACGGAACATCGAACAAGATTGTGGGATTATCCGGAGTTGAACAGGTCGTGACGGCGAAAGCAACAACAGCGATCACATCTGATGAACTGATCAAGCTTCAGGATACCGTCAAAGATGCGTTCCAGCAGGATGCGATATGGATCATGTCTTCTGATACAAGAACAGCGATCAGACTGCTCAAGGATGATGTTGGTCGTTATCTGCTGCAGGATGATATCAACGCACCATTCGGTAAGGTGTTGCTTGGAAAACCTGTTTATGTTTCTGACAATATGCCGGAAATGGCCACAGGAAAGACACCGATCTACTACGGAGATATGAGCGGATTGGCTGTAAAAATGGCTGAAGAACTGGAGATTCAGGTGCTGCGTGAGAGATTCGCCACCCAGCACGCTGACGGAGTAGTAGGATGGGTGGAAATGGACGCAAAGGTTGAAAATGCACAGAAGATTGCCAAGCTGACTATGGCGTCTGCATAGAAAGGAGCCGCACATGACCATTGTAGAAAGCCTGAAAACACTGGCCGCTACCATGAAAGGTAGCGGCACAGCTGCAGACATCCCGGGTGAAACCGTATCCGATGTCGTAGAATGGATAACCACTAACTGGGCCGCTATTAAAGCCGAAATCAAAAAGTAGGAGGTAGCCATGAAGTATAAAGCAACAACAACGTTCGCCGGGCGGGTTACCATGAGGGCAGGAGAGGTACAGGATCTGGACAAGGTCCTGGCCGAACCTCTTTTAAAAAGTGGGTACCTCGAACCTGTGGAAAAAGCAGAAGAGGAGCCTGTGGCCGACAAAGACGAGGTGAAAGAAAAGGAAAGTGAGCGAACTGACGCCGGAAGTGATTTACAATCACCTTCGGGAACTGCCGGAGAATCTAAGTCCAGAAGACGTAAATCTGATTAACGCCATGAAAAAAGCTGCGGTGGAATGTGCTAAGGGGATCACCGGTCTCAAAGATGAGCAGATGGAAGAGCACGAAGATATAACGATCGCTGTTCTTACAATCATTTCCGATATGTGGGATAACAGGAGCATGACAGTAAATCAGATAAACATCAACAAGACTGCTGACACCATCCTCGGACTGCACAGGATCAATCTGGTACCGACTCCGGAGGTGATCGAATGAATGCGGGAACTTACAGGAGCATCGTGAAGATCCAGAAATACGTTGAAGGGTTTGACGAGATCGGAAATCCGAGCGAAACGTGGGAGGATTTCAAAAGAGATTATGCATACGTCAACGGACTTTCGGGTGCTGAGTACTGGGAAGCGGCAAATGTTCATCAGGAAAACACGGTGGAATTCATTTTTAGATGGAAACCATATTTTGATCAAATGGATACAAAACGGTTTCGGATCATTTTTAATGGCGGGACATATAACATCAATTTGATCGACAATATACAGTTCCGCAACAAGCAGGTAAAGATCAAGGCGGTGACAAAAGATGGGACAGAAGGTTAGCATGAATAATCTGGCAGACGCCATCATGGCAGAGCTGGAGGCATTCGAAGAAATCACAGAAGAACGGTTCGAGCAGATCGCAAAGGATGTTGCCAAAGAAGGCGTGAAGAAACTCAAGCAGACATCTCCAAAAGGCAAGGGAAGCCGGAAGGGGCACTACGCTGATGGGTGGACCGTTAAATATACCCGGACGGGAATCGGAAAGTTTTCGTTCACGATACATAACCGGAAGAAGCCAGGGCTGACGCATCTCATCGAAAAAGGACATCAGCTGCAGCAGGGTGGTCGGGCAAAAGCAATCGTTCACATCCGCCCCGTGGAAGAATGGTGCAACAGAGAATTTGAGCGCCGGGTAAAGCGAGAGCTGGAAGGAGGATGACGTGACGGAAAAAGAACTTTATGAAGGACTTTTAAGTCTGGGATACCCTGTTGCTTACAGCCGCTTTGCTGAAGGAAATGTTCCGAATCCGCCATACATTGTATATCTTGACCGGGGGAGCACAAATTTTGCCGCCGACGGGGAAGTATACTGGCAGACGGGAGAAGCTGATATCGAGCTGTACTCGAAAAAGAAAGACCTTGAAGCGGAAGCCAGGATCAAAGGATGGCTTGATCAGAATAAAATTTTTTATAACACAGAGGAATATTACATCGAATCGGAAAAGCTGATACAGGTAATATTCATGATTTCACTATAAGGAGGTTAATAAGGCCTAAAGTAAAATTCAACATCCATGATGTACATTATGCCAAAACAACAGAGAGCGGATTCGATACACCGGTAGCAGTTCCGGGTGCAGTATCGATCGCACTGGATCAGCAGGGAGAAATCTCGAATTTCTATGCCGATGGAATCAAGTATTATGTATCGTCCACGAATGGCGGTTATGAGGGGGATTTGGAAATGGCATATATTCCGGACTCTTTCAGAACTGATATCCTCGGCGAAGAGCTGGACACAAAAAAAGTCCTGTTTGAAAATGCAAACAAACCCACCGTGACGTTTGCACTAGGATTTACTATCGATACCGATACTTCCGAGGAAAAATTCTGGTTCTATAACTGCACGGCAACAAGACCATCGGTCAACGCATCGACAAACGAAGACACTAAAACTCCGCAGACGGATACTGTGACAATATCTTGCGCACCGAATTCAGATGGACTTGTAAGATCGAGGACCACAGCAGAAACCGATACAGAAACAAAGGCTGCATGGTATACGAAAGTATATGTCAAAGCGGCAGCTTAGGAGGAATTGATGGAAAAAGTAATTCAGATAGGCGGCATTGATTGCCGCCTGAAATCATCTGCAGCAGTTGCAAGACTTTACAGGCTGCACTTCGGAGACGACCTGATCATAGACATGAATCAGCTGATGGAAGATGTCAAGGCAAACGAGGGAACACTGCAGCCAAGGAACATAACGACACTGGAACAATATGCGTATGTATGCCACAAGCATGCGGATCCAAGTCAGCCGGAGACCATCGATGAATGGCTTGGCCAGTTTGAGGATGACAGTGCGATCTATCTTGCGTTAGGCGACATTATCAGCTTATGGAAAAAAGAAACGGAGAGCAAATCAACCTCAAAAAAAAAGAGCGAATCTCGACCAGACCATTAAATACACCGCTG